ACATGGGAATGTTCATTCTTGTTAGGTTTATCCTTGAATCTTTCCTGACCAGCACCGATAGCCACCCTGGTATAATGATATCCACCACCTAAACTTTTTCTAAGTCGTAAACATTTCTTATTTACCAGGAAGCCGGGTTTACCCTGGACTAATCTATTCATCGGCATAGCCACAGCTTCTCGCCTTACCCTAAAATCATTAGTCTGAGTAGGTCGGGCATGTATCCCATGCGTTTTTAAGAACTCAAAGCTGGTAACTTCGTAATGTTGGTCCCTGGCACCACCAGCCGGATCGCCCCATACCATAAATTCATAGCCAGGAAACCGGATAGACATTTCACTTTTGAGTACATTTACAAATCTATCTAAGCCCATAGAAAAAGTTACAACCTCATGCAGTACATGCCAGGCACCATTCGGCAGTCGCTGGGCAAANACAGCCGANGGAGTTAAACCAAAGTCTAATCCAATCTGTACCGGCACATTTTCGACAGCCTGAAGCTCGGCAGACATAGTGCTGTCATCGTATTCTTCCCATACAGCCTTGCCTTCCTGGACATAAGTATACTTTCCTTCGGCATAACAACGCACCCAATCTAAATTCTTTCCACCTAATAACGACTGATAATAGCCTTTAGGCAAATTGTGTATGTTCTCAGCCTTCTTGTTTTCCTTAAACCATCTAGATCCGGAAGAAATAAAACCCTGGGCTTCAGGTATCTCAGCCGGAACATCCTCAGTCGGCACCTCTACAACTCCACCAGGTTGTCTGAAAAATTTCCAGGCAAACTCTCCTTTAGGTGTTTCCTTCTCAGCTAATCGATAATACCAATGATCTGAATCCATAGGGTTAGTATCAAGCCAAATTCCTCTCCAGGTCGTGCCACCATCAGCCATAGATGGATATCTTCCGACACGATGAGTTAATCCTTGAATAACAGCAACCGGAAGCTCACGAGCCTCATTGACCCAGGCACCCGATAATTCAAGACTTAAAAGCTTGCGAACATCCTTGGGTTGATCTAACGCAAGAAATATAACTTCACAATCAATACCGGAAGCATCGCCCCTAGCCGGTAGTTTTAAATGATGCGTGATAGGTGGTGACCAATGCAAGTTGCCCCAAATATTCTCAGGGAATAACTCCAGCCAAGTTTTAATCGTAGTCGTTTTAAGCATCGGATAAGAGTTTCTAACAACGGCAAACCTCGAATACCTAATACCATCCTTCGGACTAGGTTTTTGCTGTACAGCCCTTTTAAATATCTCAGCACAACACGCATAACTCTTACCCGATCCAACCGGACCCATAATCCCACGAACAAAACTATTATCTTGTAAAAACTTCCACACATTAGGCGAGGTGCTAAAGTCTAGATTCATCGCATTAGGCTTTTCCATTTTTAGGTCCTACCATGTTAATTTCTATTACACTCGGCTTCTCACTTTCAGGAGTTCGATCTAATATCCCGGCACTCTTCGCAACCATCTGCAACACTCGCACCTTATCAATCATCTCAACCTCTAACTGCATCTTGCCACTATCACCAACCGGCACAGCCCGGATCTTCCTGATAGACTGCAACGCATGCTCCGGTATATCTCTAGGGTTCATAACCTGGACATTACCCTCATCATCCCAATCTAAAATGTCAGTTATCTTGGCAGTCGCTAATCCCATTAAAGCCTCAGCTATCTGCTCTCTATTCTCAAAGATTACATCAGACCCTTTTAGCTTCTTGGAGATCTCACGAACTCCACCAAGATTACCCATCTTAGGAACAACCCTTTTTCTAGAACGGGATTTCGTCATCTAATTCCTCAACCTTTTTTGTGTCCTCGGCAAAACTGCTAAACGTAGAATTACTAGTGTCAGTTCCAGGCAATAAAGTTAATTCACCATTGTATGGTCCTACAACTACCTCAGTAGACATCTTCTCTTGACCATCACTGGCTACAAACTTCCTATAGGTTAACTTGCCCTCAACAATGACAGCCTTACCCTTCTTAACAAACATCTCTATAGTCCGAATAATGTTCTGATTGCGAACTACAATCCTATGCCATTGCGTTAACTCCTTCTTCTCCTGGGTAGCCTTGTCAGTCCATTTGTCAGACGTAGCCAAACTAAAGTTAGCTATCTTGTCACCATTCTGAAATGCCTTAATCTCAGGATCTCGACCTACATTGCCGATTAATATTATCTTATTTAAACTCGCCATTTGTTTTACTCCTCATGAAAAAATGGAAAATAATTTTGTGGTAGCCCCTACAACTACGCAGTGGGGTAGGGGACCCATATACGCACTTTTTAGCCCTGGTATTTTATTTATTTTCTGCGTAGTAATCATGTTCGTTATCCTGGTTGTACATATTCTAGATCAACGTCTAGGTTTTGTATATTTATAATTTAAAGCTCCTGGCTAGCTTCTTGGTTAGGTCTTTTACATTGCCTGGTTGTTTGTTCTCAGTGAATACAGACTTGAAGTAACTCAGTGTGTATGGTGGCTGGATTCCTTCTTTACGTTTATGCTTCAGCACTCTTGTAACAGTCTTGGTAAACTGATCTACAGTTATTCCCATCCTGGCTATCTCTTCTGCCATTGCCTCTTGCCTCATGTCCCATCGCCAGCTTCCTCTTGTTCCCATGATCTCATCCAGCATGTGTGCATATCTTTCTGTCATTTCTTTTCCATTTTCTATTATACTATTATCTATAGTTATATTATTAGAGTTATGTATAACATCTGACGTTATCTTTTCTGCACTCCTGGTATAACGTCTAGTGTTATCTTTTATGTTATTTGGATCTACATGTTTTATAACATCAGGTGTTATCTTTTTAACATTATCCTTTGCATGATTTATAACATTAGGTGTTATATTACTTGGCTTTAGGTATCCCTTCTCAATAGGTGATAATAGACCGACACCGATACTATTCCATGCATCGATAGTCTGTTCTCCGGCAAGGTATTTACTGACTGCATTGTAGACTGTATCATAAGGGAAGTACTCGGTTTCATTATCTATGTATCTTTTGGTAATGCTTTCGGCTAGCTTGACTTGAGCTTCTGACAGCCTGGCTTGTTTCTTTTCTTCCTTCACTTGTTCTTTGACTATGATCTTCATGGTATCTTCAGCCTTGTTAGCTTCAACTCTTGGATCGGTAGTTGTCATAGCTATAGCACCGGATGATATCTGAGGATCGTATATAACTCTCCAGGTTGCACCTTTTCTGCCTCTATCTCTTAATGGGTTCTCTTTGATTATCTTTTCTATGTAGCCCCATCTAACCAGGTTATTGAATTGTCTTGATATAGCTGGCTGTGATCTACCTAATCTTTTAGCTACTGAGTATTGGTTTGGGTAGGCTGTGCCTGACTGACCATTTACATATGAACATAAGACACACAGCACTTGCAGAGCTGATGGATGAGTTAATATATACTTATCGGATAAAGCCCTGGAAGGTATTGTTGTAAAAGGTGAGGGGGCTTGTATGTCTGATACCATTCTATCTTTTGATAGCTCCAGTATCTGCTTCCTTGCCTCGATTATTTCATCTACTTTATTCATCATGTTCATTATTCATCTCATTTATTCTATGGATTTTGACAACCTGATATATTTTATCTGACACCCATTTATTTATCTTTTTATCTTTATGAAAAGGCTGTTGTGTGTAAGCAGTACAAGCTCTTATTTCTAGCAAGTGTATATGATGCTTATGCATTTTATATATGTCTAAAGGATTTCTTTTTAGGTCATCTAACCAAACAACCATTGACCTCAAAGTGTCGCTTATATCATTATAATAAGTTTGATTCATAACAACATCTCTAGCTGGTCCTGATCATTTACCTGGTACTCTTTATCTACAATGAAGCCGGCTAGCTCGTTAGCTCTTAGCTTACGATATAGATTTATGTCTTTTACTTTTACTTGCCCCATAAGGTCCTCATACTTATCGTCTACTATCTTTTGCTGTTCGGCTGTCAGTCCATTGTCGAAAGGCATTTAGATCTCATTTATAATAGTTCCAGGAAACAATGCCTCGACCAGCTTCTTCTTTAATCTATATGTCGGTGTCTTAAATCCTTTTACATCCTCGACAACGTAATGACCTATCTGACCTTGTGGACCTATTTGATCGGCTAGTAGATACTCAAAGTCTGCTTTGTATGTGCAGATTTTCTTGCCATTGATCTCACATTTAAACTGTGGCTGTAGTTTTAGATCTGCAATTATGCCGGCATCTAGTCTTTCTTTTAGGTATTGGTATCGTTTAGCTTCTTTCTTGCTGTCAAACATGATGCCATCGACCTCGGTTTTAATAGCTCTATACTTTGTCATTAGCTTTTTCCATCCTATCCAATGCTTCTGATATCTTCAGGTCTTTGACTGCCATATTCTCATTGAAGATGTTTTCATTGCTGATTGATCCAGGCTGTCTTTTACGCAAGGCTTCCCTTAAAATGCTCTCTGTAAGTCCAGCCATAGTCCATCGTTCTTTCTTAGCCTGGTGCTTTAGCATATCGTAGCATTCCCTTGTTAACCTTAGATAAAGTGGCACTACTTCCATTGTCTTTTTCTTTCTGTACAAAATTAATTTAATTATTTTACGTCTAGGTCTTGTATATTAGATATCAACGTGCTATCTGTATATAGAACGTAAGTTGAAAGTTAATTGAATAGGGGCTAACAAATGAGTGAAATCAAAATAGGTGACAAAGTTTTTACAAACCAAATGTCATTACAACCACTTAAACCACATCAGATAGCTAGATACACAGTATACAAATGTCCAATCACTAAAAAAATGGTTAGGCAAGGTGTCAGCAAAACTGGTCAATATGATGTAATGGTTAGAGAATGGGATGAAAATCCTGATTGGGTTGTTGTTAAAATTACACCGAAAAGAGTTGGAGTTGTTAGGCATAATAACCTTGATATGGAGCCTACATTTTTAGCGTATCATTTTGTAAAAAAAGAGGGAGCAAACTAATGAAACTAGCATTCATAATCATTCCACTAGAAGTTAATAGAGTTCCAATGACCGGACTTATAGCTAAAACCATTGATAAACTTTATGTAGAGTTCGGTGGCTGTACTCATTATAGAGTTCAAGGTGTATGGAAAGGTACAGATTCATATAAGAACTCACTTGAGTGCCAAAAGATCGAGGTAGCAGTA